GAACCAACACCTACTTGATATTCTTCTTGACCCATGTATCGCTGGTTAGAGCTTAACAGTCTTTCAAGATTAAAATATTGGTCGTGTCCTAGTAGGATTAGCTTTGGCTCGCCACCGTTCTCTCTGATTTTCTGGATAGCTGTATCCAGCAAAGTGAGGGAAAGGTCTCTTCCACTACCGCTGTTATATGAAACAGATGCACCAGCATTCCAGCTTCCAGAACTTCTGCCATTAATAGTTAAATCATAAGCTCTTGTTCGGGAAGTTTGACCTCCAACAGCAGCTCCGTCTTCCATTACAATGTCGTCGATGGAAGTCATTCCGCCTCTGCTGTAGATATATGCAATGTCGCCATCTGCGAAAGTAGTTCCACTAGCAACAGTAACAACACCAGTTGAGGTGTTTACTGCGGAAACAACAGAACCAGATTGTCTGTCATGTCCAGTAGCAGATACGTCATATTGACCCACTGCGTCTCCTACCTTAAAGTGCTTAGCAATTGATGCGGGCACTGTAAAAGTAGTAGCTGCGCCTGCTGATGTTAAATAAGCAGACCCTGCCAATAGTTCCTCGTTAATTTCTTTAACGTGGTCTAGTTGGGCATTTTCGTTTTCCAATGCCAGAACATCACCAACACCGCCTTCTAATTGTGCGGAGAACACTGACTTCACGGAAGCACCGAAGGTTGTACCTACGATTCTTGGTAGTGAAGAAATTGTTTCTATATTGGAAATGTCTACAGTTGGGAGGCTACCAGTCTCAGTGACAGGTCGGCTACGTCCTGAACCTCTGTCAGTTCGTACCCTCCAACCAGCTGTGTTACCCCAAACAACTCTTGGGATAGCATTGAAGAAACGAGTTTGGTTATTCAATGATTGCCAGACTTTTCGTCCATAAGTAGTATTAAATATGCCAGTGGCAGTATCTACAGTAAAGTAGGTCTGCTTCTGCATAAACTCAGGACCGAAGACTGACTGATACAATCCACGTTGGGATTGAGCTAGATATTCGGTTAAGCTTGGATTACTCATTACTCATTTCCTCCTAAATATATTTCGTATTATCCGAGTAATTCTCTTGGAACACCGTCAGTTTTACCCGATTCGATGTTAGTTTGCAAATCTCTTAACTCTTTGTAAGAGAGACCTGCTAGTTGTTCAACGACATCTGCATTGTCTGCAGACTTCTGAATCCTATCTGTTCCATCCAATCCCAATGAAACTTTCTGAGGTGCTTGTAATCCATTGTCTTCTTTGAAGCCCATCTTCCTAAGTCTGTCTTCAGATTCAACTTTAATAGCTTTCTGCATATTAGACTCGGTAGTTTTTAAAGCTTTCTTAAGCATTCTGACTTGTTTTGCAAGAGATTTCATCTCCTCCATATCGTCATCATCCTCATCGTCTTTGTCCATATCCATGTCTTCGTCGTCTTCGTCTGCCTTATCTAAGTCTTCGTCGTCGTCTTCATCTTTGTAGTACATGCCGCCTTTGCCCATATTTTCGTCATCATCGTCGTCATGACCTTTTTCCATGTCATCTTCATCTTCGTCAGCTTTTAACATAGCCTGAATTGTAGCCTGTTGGTCTTCAATTTTAGTGGTTACGTTAGCTGGACCTTCTGAATCGTCAGCACTTGCGGAGCTTTTGCCTGAGCTTTTTGCTGGGCGCTCTCCACCAGATACATCCATGCCTTGGTCAGCTTTGATAATTCCTGCAACTTCGGAAGCAATTTCTTTAATAAGAGATTGTCTGTCAGCAGCGGCTGCCTCTTCCTCTTGTTTTGCTAATGCAACTTCATCAGACTCAGTCATTCGTGAATCCATTTTTTGAAGAATTTCAGCTACAGCGGAAAGAGCTAGACTATTGCCTTCTAATTGCTTTTCGATTCGATTATATATCTCATCTGCCATTAGGGTTCCTCCTTATAATAGTTTTTATACTACTTTAAGAAAGGTTGGTCTAAGCCACGTCCGACCTCTCCGTAAGCAATTGTATAATAGCGATTATGCTATACATATTATTATACTCACGTTTTTGGAAAATTTACGAAAAAACTAGCTTTATATTATAATTATTCTGAAATACCGCTGGTAACTAGACGAATCATTTCATTGCGAAAATCGTATAAAGGTTGCTGTGCTAACTTTTTAAGCTTCTCACATTGCACACCTTCTGGAATTGAGGCTTCAATTAGGTCTAATATTTTACCTACCATTCTAGAATGTTTCTCAATTACGTATTGCTGCTCTGGGGTAATATCATTTACATCTACCATTATAAGTTCTCCTTTTCTGTGCCTTGAATAGTCCAATTTATATTATAGGGAACGAGACCATTGCGTGTAGTAAAAGTTTGTGTGAATACTCTTTCTATCGCTCTTTTTAAAAATTCTGGTTTTGAAGGTTTTTCCGGACCTTGCGGACGTAACATTCGTAGACCCCCATTTTTACCTTGAACAGGAACTACGTTATAATAATTTTTATAGTCTCGAAGTTCTGTATCCCATACTTGAAAAATATATCCGGTTTGGGGTCTGTCTTCCATTTCCCCATCTTCATTTTTTCCTTGTATGGTCCAAGTATCTCGTTTATTACCTTCATAGTCATAACCAGTGTTATCAGTGTCCATCAAACCGTATTCAGTAGCGGGGGCGTAGTTAACTCCTCCATCTAACTTTTGTAAAGTTTCAGGAGAAAATTTAAGGATATCATTAGTGTAGGCATTATAACTAACTTCAATCTCTGTTTCCATATCATCAGTAAAAGTTTGCGGGCTAATTTTCCCAGATTCCCGAAGAGTCCCTGTCCATTCAGGAGCTTCAGACCTAGACACTTCTAAAATTTCTTTAGACAGATTATAAAAAGCCGTATTTAAAATAGTACGGATTTGTTGCTGTTCAAAAATATCGTCGAAAAAGTCTGCCATAATTCCCCCTTCTAATTATTATACTTAAAAAGAAGAACTTTCTGACCAAACTTCAGATAAAACATCCTGAAATTTACTAGGTACATTATCAAAGGCATTTAAATATATAGTTTCTTTACCGATGTATCCATATTTCGGATGCCAATAGGTAACTATTTGTTGTGGTTTAGTAATAACTGCTAATCTTTGTAATGCAAATTCATCCCCACCCTTCATGCATCCGCAGATAATAGCGTGACCAGTACCAATATCTATCTCGTCAACTCTATGGAAATGCCCCATCATAAGGGAATCGAATGTAGTTGGAAGCAGATTAGGTTCTTTAACATGAGTATTTGCCTCGGCTATCTCAGGTTCTAAACCTTTGCGGAACTGTAGAACATTACGTAAATTAGTTATAACTCTGGTAATTGTGCTAATAGAACCACCACCAGACGCACTATCCCCATGCATGATTAACACGTTCTTATCGTATACCTGAAATATATTCATGTAACTAGTGTTAATTTGAAATTTAATGTTCTTTTGATTTTTACAGAAGGCAGCCACCCATTGATAAAGCATGTAATCCCAGTCCATATATTTATCTTTCATAGGGGGTTTACGTGTCATTCTACCGTGGTTACCTACTACACAAGGTACGGTAATGGTTTTAAAGTGTGGAGCTAACGATAGTAAAGCTTGAGCAATTAAATTAGCCCCTCTACTCATTTGCCCCATAACATTATCTTGGTTCGTTTTTATTAGCTCATCATGTATATCACCTGATATCATGTCGCCAAGCATAGGCACAATTAAATCATCTATAGGTACTGAAGCTCTGCGAAGTTCGACTAAGTTTAAAACTTGTTCTGCCCACCCGGATAATCTTCTATTAAATATCTCAAATGAGTATGAATTTAAACCTGCCATTTGTTGGTAATCAACATCTTCACCAATGTGTGTATCGGTAAGTGGAGCTACTACAGTCTGCGTAGATTCGCCTCTACGTTTACCAGTAGGTTTTATAGGTTTAATAGTCTTAGCAGCTTTAAGGGGAATAGTAGCATCATAAATAGCATCTATTAAACTATCTTTACGGAGACGCTTCTGAAGAATCATGTTATAACGACGGCGATAAGCTAACGCTTCCGCCCTATACCGAGCTACTTTAGCATCTAAGCTAACCCTATCTTCAATTGAATCTAATTCAATGTCAGAAGGGTCTACGAGTTCTACGGATACTTCGTTGGTTATCCATCTCATTACGGTAGTTCGGTGTACTGTTACTCCGTAATGCTTTTGTAGGAACTTTGCTAGCTCTGTATATGTTGCTCCCGATACCCATTTTTTTATCAGGTCGTCTTTGGCCTTGTCTGGAATTTTGGTTCCCATCTATCGCTCTCCTCAATGCTATGCTCTTTCCACAGGTTAAACAGCTTAAATCTTTATCTACATTTACATACAACGAACCGTTGCATTTAGGACATAGTCCGTTTAGTCTCATTTCTTTTTCTTATTTTCTTCTATCATAACTA